AATGGCATGACTATTTTCCATTCGCCTCGGGGATTTTTGGTGCAATGGAATCTAGACACTGACCACAATAACGGTCAGTATATGTAGTGCCCGTGTATTCTTGCCATAGTGGAATGGCGAATAGTGGGTGAAGGTCGAAGTTAATTGATGCTTTGATTTCCTCTAGACAATTTTCGTGCAGGAAGTAATTAGTGAATCCCGACGCGGGGCTACCTTCACTGCGACAATAGATCATGCGTATTCGCTATCTAATGTGAAACCACAACCGATGCACTTAATGCTCCGCATCTCCTGGCTAATCATTTCTTTAGTGAATCCTTCTGGGACTTCGTCCGGGCTACAGGAGAGATGCATAAAGACTTCATGGTTACGAGACCAACAAACCATTTTCTCGCCTAGTTCATTCATTGCGGCGATGGCTCCAATGTTAGCTCTAATCTCTCCTTCCTTTAGTTCATTGAGGTAAATCTGTTGTGCTTCGTAATCATATTCCTCCTGTCCCGTCTGTGGGTTCAGTCTTTTCATAGCGAGTAGTGTCTGTAAATGTTCTGAGTTCATCGAGAATATCCTCCAATAGTTGTAGCTTGCCTCTTTGTAAATGGTAATCTCGTTGGTCTGCTACTTTCTCATCCCATCTATTAGCATCGAAGTTCTCAGGGCTCATTAGGGAATCGTTAAGTTCTTCCGCCTTATCAATCCATTCTTGATACGTCATCTGTTCTCAATTCCTTGGGCTAAGCTTTCTTTAAGTTTACTTACTTGATCTTTATATGTCTCGTAGCGTCTCCACCATAACTCGAAATCAGTTAGGTTTTTCAAACTAGGCATAGCTGGATCACTTGATCGAAATACTGTAATGAACGCCTCATCGCTGCCGTTCATTGATGGGTGTCTTTGAACGCCTTCAATTAATTCTAGCAGTCGAGTCAAGTCCTTCTTGAAACCATTAAGCATCGCTACTGTTTCGTTCAGCATCGCTGCTCGCTTTTTGATGTCGTCTTCTCTCGCTATTAAGAACAGACGCGCGATAAGAGGATAGATATCACTTAGCTCAGGAACAGCACGATGCTCGTAGTTAGGTAGTATTCCGTCAATGTGATTTAAAATTTCAGAGATAGGCCAAGAATTACCTTGGCTGTCTTGAAAATAAGGTAAGATACTGGTTCCTACAGGGGAGAAATGATTAACTCGATTGATTTTCCCTCGAAACTTCAGACGTCCTTGTTTGACTAAGGTATCCAGTGCATCATAAATCCGACGTGCTCGTTCAGCAGGAAATCTCTCTTTAACTTCACTAGTATTGAATACAGCCTGGTTAGAAAACACCTCATAGATTCTATCTTCGAGAGGGATTAATTGCAATCTAAGTAAATCGGACTGTTCACTCACGGTAAATGCTCCTTTACATTCCAGATTTTTGACGGAGAGTGATCGGAATCCCGATCTGGCCCTCTCAGTCTACGCGCAATGACGAGGGAAGGCAACTCGGAACACGGTCAGTAGGCATGGGAGCGGTAACAATCACTATCCGTATAAAAAATCGTCTTTCCCGTGTTTCCTTTGCATGTCTGACTGTTATTACGAGGGAAAGTCGGAATTAGCGGAACGTAGGGAAACACATCTCTGACCTGGGGTTATGCTCTGGGAACGTCTGACACACCGGGAAATGGAAGGTGCAGGTATGGTGCAGTATATAGTACTGCACCTACCATCCCGGCCAATTTGGGAAACACGATCCGGAACATCACCATTAGATAATGGATAATGCATATTGATTTGGCCCTGTAGCTCGGGTGTTGGAATATATAAACAGAATAGCGATGCGACAGTTAGATTCCACCCGCGCAGCGAAAACCCCTTACCTACCGAAGTAGGTAAGGGGCTCGCTTATGTATGGCTACTTAGTTACGCGTACCCACACATTGTGATCCTTACCGTCATCACCCTTACGAACGAAGTTCGCGAGGTTCGGGGAATCCGGCAGGAGTCGCCAGTCGGAATCTTTCTGCAGATTGTTCTGCATGAGAATTTCTGGCAGGATTTCCTTCGGCTCTAGATCGATCCCCGGAATTGCCTGCCGGAGCGCGACCGCGAAATGAGTCAGGTTGGAATTCTTATCGTCACCCACCCTGACAAAGTTAACGGACTCCGGGTTGACTCCCTCTCCCCATTCGACCGAGGAAAATCGGGGCCGTTGAATTCCCGAGGCCGCCTGCTTAGTGGCAGTACCCCGACGGCGAGGGAATGCACCGTGGTAATCGTTCAAGTCAAGCGAGATATCGTCCGGAAGTTCCGGAGCGTTAGCTAGCTGCGACTTGAACACCGTGTCGTAAGAATTCCACAGCGTGAGATCTTTCTTGAGCAGATCCTCGGCGGCCTTGACGTCATCCTCGCTCGGAATTTCGAGAGTCGGCGCGACGATGGATTCCGCCTCTTTCTGCCAAGCGAGGATATTCTCGTTAGCCTTAGCAATCTGCGCAACTAGCGCCATTACCTTAGCATCCTCGGATGCCGACACGGCCTCACCTAACAGCTTCCCGCGATTCTCTCCACGGGTAATGTAAGTGAGCCGATCGGTAATGGTTTGCCACAGCGGCGCAGACGCGGAATACATAGTCTGAGCCAGTTCCGGCAGGGTGGAAACCTCCGGAATACCGTCCGACTCTTCCTCGTCGGTCTCCTCGGTTACCTCGTCGGTAACATCCTCGGTCACGTCTTCCGGACGCACGGCAGCATCGGTCATGATAATGACCCTTTCTGGACAAGGGAGGCCACGGCTGGCCCCCAGCTATCTACAGACTACGCCGATATAGCGCGGTACACAACGGGAGAATGACATATCAGTGCCAGCTGTTATTTAATGTCCCGTGACACCATAGTGCCATATACTCTGCGTGACGCCGGCACTTACCGAGGGTAATGGCAATAGATTACGAAGACACTTTAACTAATGAAGGAAAGTAACTAACGGCCCGATCGATCATGTTGCCAAAAATTTTCGCGCTTTTTCCACCGGACGAAGTCCCCTGCTTATATAACTCAATGCTTAGATTTCCTAGTAAACCACCAACTAGGCAAGTCTCCCGACCTAACTAATGCCAATTCTATCATTTCCTTAATAGCTACCCCCTCACTAATCTTTCTCTTCTTAGAATAAGCTCTCAATGCCATTAGTTCTTCCCCCTGTAGCTGCACTGTGTAAATGTGCTTCTCCATGTATACCACGATTCTTTCTTTAACTTTAATTTCAGACTTGACCTTAATTTCAGACTTGACAGAGACTTCATTGAGCGGTACACTCGAATCATGACTAAATCCGTTCAATCTTGGGCCTCCCTCCGAAGAGGTTCGGGATTTACCCAGCAAAGAGTTGCTGACTATCTAGGTATATCACGACATATGGTGATGCGTCTAGAGCAAGGGTTACTCAGTAACCCACTTTACACTGAAGAACTAGCTACCCTTTACGATTCCACGCCAAAGGTTATGAAGGAACTTTATTATGACTTCATCCAAAGAACCCGAGACTCCTTCAAGGAAAAATACCCGTCGTTCGTCACACTTAACGGCTACAGGGGAATCCAACATCCTCTCGTCCACTACCGAGATAATAATAACCTTTCACAAGTGGGTTTCTGCAAAGGACTTTGTTTGCACCCCGACCCGATCCGAGATTATGAACTCAACCAACAACGAGGAATCCCCCAGCAATTGATCGTCGCATGTAACGATATAGCTTGGAACTACGGTCATTTAGAAAGCGCAGTTACAGAATGGAGGATCGATGGGCGAGCAGACAGACTTAGATTACAGCTGGCTAAAATTCCCTGAGTATCATTACATCTCTAAGATGATCGCTCTTAGAGATGAAGAAGCTAGACGCCTCCGACTAACCGAGTTGATAGTATTTCATCCTTCCCCTGTAGCCGAGTACAACCTCCCTCCCGATCTAGATAACATGTGGTTCTATCGAGGTAACATCCACGGATTACCTATTGAGAACTTAGATCCTGCTCGGTACGAGCCTACAGATCATTTTGAATTCCGAGACGACGGAGAATGGGCTCGCGTCTATTATGTCAAATGAGGAAGAGCTTCATAAGGTAATACTAGAATGGGATGAACCAAACAAGTTACTAATTCCCGTTCTAGAGGGCTTTATAGCTTTCCTGATTAAGATGCACCCAGAAGTGGAGATAAGAGAAGTTTACTATGTTAAGTGAAAACCACCGTAGGATGATAGCGTGGAGCGAACAAGCTTGGTTCCTTCATAATCGTCTTCCGACGCCCGAAGAATTAAGAGAAAAGTTCAGGTTGACGGCCACTAAGGTTCAAGAATTCCTGCTTAATGAAGAAGTAGTTGCTTCGTTCGAAGCACGCGGAATTCCCACTATAGAGGGCCGTGACTTATTGCCGGAACAAGTTCTAGCGGTAAATACGGTATTAAATTTGTTCGATACTAGATCAGAACGTAAGAAATTAAGTGATATGAACATTTCTCCGATGAAGTGGGAGGGATGGAAAAACAATCCTTCATTCATGCGCTATTACTCATCTCGGGCCGAGAAAATACTAGGAGACGCCGTACCTGACGCACATATGGCTCTAGTAGAAAATGTTAGACGTGGAGACCTCGGAAGCGTCAAATTCCTTTATGAAATCACAGGTCGTTATACTGGTAAGGACGCCAGTATGGACCCGAGAATGATAATCAATAAAGTATTCGAGATTATAGCACGCCATGTGCGTGATCCTGAAACATTAAAGTCAATTGCCCAGGATTTAAGTTTATTGGTAGCTCTTGACAATCCTGGTAGTATTAGCCCTGTAGCTGGTACTACAGTCCAGGGAGAGATTGAGGCTCCCTTAATTTAAGGAGCTGCTTAATGAAATGAGCGTTACAACTACTCCCCGTTTGTTATTAAGTAAACCAGATGCTACAGAGCTAATTGCAATTTCTCTTCTTAATAACAATATGGACGCAATTGATAGTGATTTTCGTCCTGCTGCAAAAATGAAAGCAACATCAGATCAAACTCTCACCAATGCTACGGTTACTGTTCTAGGTTATAACGCTGTCGATTATGATTCATATGCTGCTCGTCCCGAAGGGGCAATGGTTAATCTTACCACTGATTTAATTACTATCCGTAAAGCGGGACTTTATCTTGTTATAAATAAGGTAGCTTTTGCACCTAACGCTACAGGCGTCCGGCGTCTGGACTTGAATATTAATGGTAGCTTCTTCGAAACTCACGCAGTGGGTGCTTATGCCTCTGCTAACAACACTCTAATCATGGTATCACCTTTGGTATTGGCGGTTAACGATACATTAGGCGGAGCAGCTTATCAAAACTCTACTGCTTCACTGGCTGTAGTAGGAACTGCTTCCCAGGGTGTCTATTTGGCAGCTATCTGGTTAGGTAACATTTCATGACCCTCAATGATCCTAAAGACGATCCTAAATATCAAGTAGGCGGTAAGCAATATAAAGCTCCCTACGAAAGAACACAGGATTTCGTAAGTCCTCAGGAAGTTACAGCTTTTCATGAGAAAGCTGATACAGACTCTTCTCAAATAGCACTTCATCACACAATAGGTCCTCGGCATGATCAATCGGCCGCCGGGGATCATAATCATGCTAATCCGACGCCTTATAAGAAAGTCCTAGCCGGAACTACTATTACCGGAGCCAAATCAGGTAACACAGCATTAGCTAGTGTTATTGCGGCTCTAGTTAAATTAGGAGCAACGGATAGCACTACATGAAGAAACAAGCGCGTCCAGAACAAATTGATTTCGCTGGCATGTTAAGGGATCTGTCGGAAAAGGTTCGTATTCAAGCCACGCGGCCTAATATCTTTGGCTACAGGCCGCATATGAAGCAGGAAGCATTTCACATTAACTCGGCTCGTAATAGACTCTATATTGGTGGAAACCGTTCCGGGAAAACTACCGCCGGAATAGCCGAAGATTTATGGTGGGCCCTTAATATTCATCCATATCGTAGAATGCCAGAAGGCGGCGTCAGAGGTCGTATTGTCGGCGTTGACTTTATGAATGGTATTGAAAAGATCATCTTGCCAGAATTTATGCGTTGGTGCCCTGTATCTGCACTTAAAGGAGGTACCTGGTACGATGCTTATGAAAGTCAAACTAGGACCGTCACATTTGAAAATGGTTCGTTTATCGAATTTATGTCTTACGATCAGGATGTCGAAAAGTTCGCCGGAACATCTCGCCATTTCGTTCATTTTGATGAAGAACCGCCACAGGATATTTATATTGAATGTCTCGCTCGTCTCGTAGATACAGCAGGTTCTTGGTGGATGACTCTAACCCCTATTCTGGGGATGGAGTGGATGTACGACGAAATCTATACAAAAGGATTAAGAGACGCCTCAGCGAATATTGGTGTAATCGAAGTTGATACGTATGAGAATCCCTACCTGTCTCGTGAGGAAATTGATACCTTTTTACTTAGCTTACCGGAAGAAGATAGGGACGCTCGAATCAAAGGTAAGTTCATTCGTCGTGGCGGTGTTATCTATAAGTCATTTAGTCCGTCTGTTCATGTAATTGATCCTCTTGAAAAGATTCCAGACAATTGGGAAATTTATGCCTCATTGGACCACGGTTTTAATAATCCTACTGCTTGGCTATGGCACGCAGTCGATCCTGACGGCAATGCAATTACTTTTGCTGAGCATTACGAGCGAGAAATGGTCATTGAAGAACATGCGGAACAAGTTAAGTTAATTGAGAAATCAATAGGCCGTGAGCCTGGGATAAGGGTTTGTGACCCCGCCTGTAGCCAAAGGAATCCTGTTACCGGTACTAGTGTTACAACAGAGTATGCTATGGCGGGTATTTATCTAACGCCGGGCAATAATGATGTTATCGTGGGAATTAATAAAGTTAACTCGTATTTAAGATGGGCGCCTGAGCATCCTCCTAGATGGCATATTACAAATAACTGTCCGCATACTTTAGAAGAGCACCAGAAGTATCGTTGGAAGACGTGGGCGAATAAGAAATCAGAGCGTCAGAATAATCCATTTGATGTTCCACATAAGAAAGATGACCATACTTGTGACTCTGCACGTTATTTTTTCACCTTAATGCCGGACTTGACACCTATTAAGGGTCAAGAAGAATGGAAACCGCCAGAACCTCATTTAGTTAGGGCTGGACAGCCGGTGTATGATAGGAACGTACAGAGGAAAACGCAGCTACAGGGCGATTGGTTTGTCGAGTCTACCGATGAATATTTAGGCGGCGAATGGTAATGTGACTGAATTAGACTTTCTCGGAACTCTTGTCGCGGTAGGTGTCGGCGGATTCGGATTAGGTCTTGGAATCATGTGTGGAATATTCGTAATCAAAGTAATACGTCGTATTATAGGTCAAGAGATGGACAAACTAGACAACGGAGACAAGAATGACTGAGCCTGTTGTAAAGCCCGATGACGGTACTGTTACCGTCGATCTTTACGATGCGAATAAGGGTAAAGTTCCGCGTACGGGTGGACCTTATCAGGATGATTTGGCAGCACAAGCGGCAGAAGAATGGCGTGCTAAGGTAGAAGGTCGGGAGCCGGATTTAGATAACCCTGGTCCTTATGCGGGAACGTTATTAGTTCCCAAGAGTCAACTCGTTGAACGGGACACTAATCTTTCCCACGTTTCAGATACGGTGGAAGTGGAGAATGAGCCCGTGGCTTCCTACGAATACACTCCGCCAACTAGTGAACCCGATCCTAAGCAGGTTGACTGGAATAATGACCAGTCTATTGTGGACGCGGCTGTAGCTAGTGCTGAACTCGAAAAACTTTCTGCGGATAAGCCTAAGGAAGTTACCGAACCTGCACCTGCTGTTGCTGATTTAACAAGCCCGGATGCCTGACGTTAGCTATCGGGAGTCGTCTAAAGTTAGACTATTAGACGCCCCAATTATGAATCCGGGTGTTTGTGCATTATGTGGTGCAAGTAGCCCGGATGGGCGGAAGTATGTAGATACCGGGTGGGATATTGACTGGTACGGTGTAGTTTACTTCTGTTCGTTCTGTTTTACTGAAATTGCTAATCATCTCGGATGTCTTACCAAAGAACAAACTGATATCCTAGAAAATGAGCTAGATGTAGCTCGGCAGCGCATTATTAATTTTAATGCAAAGGAACGAGCCTTAGATGACGCAATCAAATATCTACGTGATTCTGGCCTGTTTGACTACATTAACGACGGTGATTCTCCTCATCTTAATCCTGCTAGTGTTAAAGAACTTCATCGAAGAACAACGGGACAATCGGGGAATCCTGTCTCGGACAAACCAAGAATTATTAGAACTCGTGACGAGACAGAACCACTTATTGGCGAGCAAAGATCCAATGACGTATCAGAGTTTGGAATCGACGGTCTCTAATCCTAATCTCCCTGTAGCTAGTATGTCAGATTTGGATGAAGCAGCGCGCTATATGGATACATACGGCGCAGTTGGCTTAGGGGAAGAGGCATATGACTTTGACGCCGCTGACGCCCTCAAACTCTTTGGCACCCGCGATTGAAGAGCAGATTAAGTTAAGTGCTAAAGATGAGACGAGGATTGCGAGCTTTGTAAACGAGAACTATACGCGGATGAAATCTGCGCGCTCGCAATTTGAACGCCAATGGTATATTAATATGGCGTTCTATATGGGGCGGCAGAATGTAGTGCCTATGACTGTTCGAGGCGTAGGAACACGTTTAATCGTGCCTCCTGCGCCTCCTTGGCGTGTAAGAATGGTTATCAATCGAACTCGACAAATCGTACGTAAAGAATTAGCTAAATTGACGGCCCAAAAGCCTTCTGCTAGTGTGATTCCCGCATCTTCTGAGGACGCAGATTTATTTGCTGCACAAGCTGGGGAGCAGATTTGGGAATCAATGTATTATGGTAAAAAGATTCGATCTATTCAAAAACAGGCTGTTTGGTGGACGCTAGTTTGCGGGACTGGCTATATCAAGACATTCTGGGATAATAGCAAAGAAGTTAAGTCAACTAATCCTGATATGGCTTGGCAGGGAGATATTGTTTATTCAGCTGAAACTCCCTTCCACATTCTTGTTCCGGATTTGAGGACTTCGGAAATAGAAGACCAGCCATTTATTATTCATTCATTTACTCGTACTCCTGAATGGTTATCTCTACGGTATCCTAAATCTCTTAGCGGTAAAGAGATTAAGCCAAACGTTAAGGGTGCTAATGAGATTCTTAGTGACGCCTTTCTCAATCTTATTGGTGGAAACACCATGGATTATGATTCAGTTCTTGTTCATGAAATGTTTATTAAACCTGGGGCTAATAAGCAATTTCCAGAAGGTGGTGTTATCACCACAACTGGAGACCAGGTTGTTCAGTATTATCCCGTATTCCCTTATCAGCACGGTGAATACTGCGTTGCTAAGCTGGAACACATTGAATCTGGTAAGTATTATGCGTCATCCGTAATTGAAGACTTAGTTCCTATTCAACGAGAATACAATCGAACTCGAAGTCAAATTGTAGAAGCTAAGAATCGTATGGCTAAACCTCAGCTCTTAGCTGCTGCTGGCTCAATAGATGTGCAGAAGATTACTACAGAGCCGGGGCAAGTAATTACTTATAAGCCAGGTTTAACACCTCCGCAGCCTATGCCTCTAACTCCACTACCTTCTTACGTTCTTAATGAAATCCAGCAGCTACAGGCCGATTTCGATGATTTATCTGGCCAACACGAGGTTTCTAATGGATCAGTACCCTCGGGAGTTACTGCTGCTACGGCAATTAGCTATCTTCAAGAGCAAGATGATACTATGCTCTCGAATGAAATTGATTCGATTGAAGCATGTATGGAAAAGGTAGCTCGTCATACTCTTTCTCTTGTCGGTGAATATTGGGATGTCGCGCGTATTGTTAAAATTGTGGGCGTGGACGGTTCCTGGGATTCTGCGATGTTTAAAGGTAGTGATCTTAGAGGTAATACGGATATTCGTGTAGAGGCTGGGAGTGCTCTTCCTACTTCTAAGGCTGCTAAACAGGCGCTGATTACGGACTGGATGAAGATGGGATTTATTCAGCCCGAAGATGGTATGGAAATCCTGGAACTTGGTGGGATTCAAAAGCTTTACGAGCGAGTTCAAATTGATCAAGCACAAGCTCGACGTGAAAATCTTAAGATGCAGAATGTTGCTCCCGAATTAATTCAGCAAATGTTCCAACCTCCGGTGGATCCTATGACGGGTCAACCTGATCCTAGTCAAATGCAAGATCCTGTTTCTGGTAAGCCATTACTACCAGAGCCTGTTATTCCTGTTAATACATTCGATAATCATGCTGTTCATATTGATATTCATAACCGTTTCCGTAAATCTCAGGCATTTGAACAACTTGAACCAGATAAGCAACTTCTTTTTGAGGTTCACGTTCAGAAGCATATGGAAGCAATTGCGGCTCCGCATATTGGTGGAATGCCAACCAGCGAAATGATGATTGGCATTGCAGAGCAGCAGAGAAATCAACCCGCTCCTACGGATATTAATACTCCGATGGGCGGACCAGAAGCAACTAATCCAGATATGGCGGCAGGTAAACCTCCGGGTCCAGAACCTATGCCAGAATCTGAAAATTCACCCCCTCCACAGGGTTGACACGCCCTGTAGCATAGTAGTAAGGACATAGACCAGGGCCGTAAGGTACAGTCTCGGAGATAAATAATGACGATGCCAAGTAATGAAAATCCTTCCTCGCCGGGTGTAGTTGGAAATCCGTCACCCCCCGATTCATCCGGCGAGGGCAATTCAAATCCTGCATGGAATAATCTTTTGGGAGTAATCCCACAACAATTTCACTCGCAGGTAACACCCCACTTACAGCAGTGGGATAAGAACTACTCGGCTGGTATCCAGAAGGTACACTCAGAGTACGCAGGTTATAAGCCTTTTAAGGATGCAGAAGTCCTTCCGGAGCAGATTAATAATGCGCTGTTAATCATGGATGCTTTGGAAGAGGACCCGCAGAAGTTTGCGGAGACGATGATTCAGCATTACGGCTTACAATTTGTTCCTGGGCAGGGCCAAAACGGAGTGCCACAGCAAGAGGGAGCCGAGCCGGAGTATAATGGGAACCCGCCTTTTGAATTAGGTAATGATCCCCGTTTCCAGCGTTATTCTCAGATGACTGAGAATATGGCACAGATGCTGGTTCAGCAACAGCAGCAGATGATGGAAGCTGAGGAAGACGCGAGATTAGAGTCGGACTTAGCCGCTGCCAGGGAAACACATGGAGACTTCGACGAAGACTTCGTTTTACAGCAGATGTATTTCCATGGTCTAGACGTGAACAAAGCTGTAGAAGCGTGGAAGCAGTACAATCAAAACATTATCACTAATTACCGTAGCCCGGGAAGCAAAGCACCAATTATTTCCGGGGGCGGGGGCGGCGTTCCTTCCCAAGTTACTTCGGTCCGGGGATTAAGTGGTCCGGATAGGCGTAAGCTAGTTGCAGATATTTTGCAACGAGCTAACCAACAGGGATAAATGGGGAGCCTTAAATGGGTGCGACTCTATCTACTGTGAATGCACTCCTAAAGGAAATTTACGAGCCGGACGTGCAGGATCAGTTAAACTACGATGTTGTAGGTTTTCGTCGGATCGAAAAGACTTCGGAAGGCGTAACTAACGATGTTGGTGGTCGTTATGTTACCTTCCCGCTTAGGGTCGGACGTAACCATGGTATCGGCGCTCGAAATGAAAACGAAGCACTTCCTACTCCGGGACAGCAGAAAACCACTGCTGCTCGTGTGGGTCTGAAATACCTCTACGGTGGTATTAATATCACCGGCCAGGCTATGCAGCTGGCAGAAAAGAATCCACAGTCGTTCTCATCGGCTATGGATGAGGAAATGAATGGTCTTAAGCGAGACCTCGCTAAAGACATGAACTTCCAGTTCTATGGTAACACGCTTGGTGCTCGCGCTACGATTACTGCTGACGGTTCTAACACGTTTACGGTATCTAGTACGCAGTATCTCGAAGTCGGTATGATTATCGATGTCTGGGATGCTACGGGTACGACCACCAACAAGCTTTCTAACCGTACGATTACCGCTATTAACACTGGTACTGGTGTAGTCACTTATTCCGGTGCTGATGGTACTACGGTAGCTACGGATATTGTTACCCGAACTGGCAGCAACGCTCGTGAAATTACGGGTCTTGCTTCGATTGTTAACAACGCCGGTTCTTTGTATAACGTGGACCCGGTCGTCGAGCCTTCTTGGAAGGCTGTTGTTAACGCCAACGGTGGTACTAACCGGGCATTAACTGAGGCTCTTATGATTAGGGTCGTAGATGATGTTCGCGTTAATGGTGGGGATACTACTGTTGGGTTTACTAATCTTGGCGTCCGTCGTGCTTATTTCAATCTTCTTAAGACTGATCGTCGTTATGTGAATTCTACCGAATTTGATGGTGGTTTTAAGGGTCTCGCCTTTACTACCGACAAGGGCGATATCCCCATCGTCGTAGATGTTGACTGTCCTTTCAACCGGATTTACTTCGTCAACGAGAAGTCTATCAAGCTTTATCGTGAGGAAGACTGGTCCTGGATGAATGAGGATGGCGATATTCTTCAGCGCGTAATTGGCTTCGATGCCTATGAGGCTCGGATGTTCTCTTACTGCGAGATGGGAACTCACCGTCGTAATTCTCACGGTCTTTTAGCGGATATCACCGAAGGCTAATCGCTTGCCCCTCAGAATAGGGCTACAGGGATTAAAAGTGGCCCTGTAGCCCTGTTCTATTTAGGAGAAACTATGAAGATCACAGCCAATCAAACCTTCCTCCATGAAACTGACCGTTATGAGGAAGGTAAAGAGTACGATGTAGAAGAAAAGTTGGGCTTCTATTTCGTACAAGTGGGATGGGCTGACTCCACGGATGTTAATGTAGATGTAGAAGTTCAGCCTACAGAAGTAAATCTAGAGATTGACGATTCTACGATCGGTACCAGTTCGGAGACGCCATAATGGCTAAGTGGTCTAATGATGCTGGCCTAGATACTCCTGGTGATTACTATGACCAGAGTACTGTTATGGTCGCCTGTAGTGCGCAGCCAACTACTTATACCGAGGCTACATCTACTTATGCGCTAGCAGATGTAACTATGACGGCAGACACAGATTATCCAAAAGCTGACGGTACTACGGGGAGAAAGATTACCGTTGCTTCGAAGAGTGCTGTTCCTGTTGATGCTTCTGGTACTGCTACTCACGTTGCTCTTTGTCGCGTTGCTGATACTACTCTCCGTTTCGTTACTACTTGTACTTCTCAAGCCTTAACTGCTGGTAACACTGTTAACTTCCCTAACTGGAAGATCGAAGTAGGCGACCCAACTTAGTAGGTTGCAATGGTAACCTCGTTTAATGCTGTTGGTCCTAGTTCGGCTGGACAGAAATTAGCAGGTACTGGTACCCTTAGTTGGTCGCATGTAGTAGGTGCTTCGGCTAATCTTTTATTAGTTGGCTTTGCATGGTCTGGTGGTCTAGGTAGCCAATCAGCAACTGTTACATTTAACAGTGTTGCTATGACTCGTGTAGCTACTATTCCATCAAATAATGATTCTGCTGGTTATATCGATGTATATTATTTAAAGAATCCAAGTGTCGGTACTTTTACTGTATCTATTAGTACAGGTACTGGTGATATGGAGGGTGGTTCACTCTCCTATATTGGACATGATGGTACTAACCCTACAAGTGTAACTGGTTTTGGTAGCTCCGCTACTGCATCTACAGGTGCTATCACTTCAAACGCTAATAGTATGGTAGCTGGATTCTATTGTTGTGGTAACTCTTTCTCTTCTACGAGTAATAACCAACGAATTATTTCTAATCTAAATACTAATGGTGGTGCTGGTAACTTTGCTGCTAATGATGCTACAGGCGCAGCAAGTGTTACTTTAACCGCTGCTTGTACTTCTGACTTCTGGGGTGCTGTCGGAGTTCAAATTGCTGGTACTGGTGGTTCTCCGGTTGTATCTGATGTTCCTGTAGGATATCGACGGCGTCGTTCTGGCCTATTAGTGAGGTAGGATATGCATACAAATATCAGGGTCTATAAGGCGTCGATTAACATTACGGCGGCTTTTACGGCCCAGATTGATATTTTCGAACTTCTGGCCGGAACTGCTAAGCCTCTTATTCTGCTAGGTTTTGAGATCGGTCAGACTACAGAGTTAGGAGATGCTCAGGAAGAAGTATTAACATTAATTCTTAAGCGAGTTACTGGTTCTCCTACTTCTGGTTCTGGTGGGGGTACTGGAACATTTGTTCCTACGGCTCCTAATGATGCGGCCGCTGCTGCTACGTTAGAAACTGGAAATACTACTAAGCTTACTGGTGGAACTAGCGTTGAACTAGGACGTATTCCTTGGCAGGTTCGAGTGCCGTATCTTTACATGGAACCGCCGGAAATGCGGGATGTTTTAGACGCCGGTACTCGTTTCGTATTAGAGTTAGCAACTACACCGGCTGACTCTATTGGTGGTATTGTTGGCCGTATTGCTATCGGAGAGCTTCTGTGATTGGTGTATTCCGTCGTAGATGGAATAAGATTTATACGAAAAGACGTATATTTCTTCCTACGGCTCCGGCTGCTATCACATTGGCAATTCAAGATGCTGTAATCGGTGTTAATGCTGACAATGTTGTTCTCACACAAGATCATTTCCTTTCAATTAATGATGCTGTAATGGCAATGATTTCAGATAGTATAGCACTTACTCAGGTCCACCAACTTACAATTCAAGACGCCGTACTAGCATTGACTAGTCAGAATGTGGACCTTGCGCAAGTCCATAATCTAGCTATTCAAGATGCTAATATTTCACTTACTGTCGATAATGTTTTACTTACTCAGCAACATCAACTAACGATTCAAGATGCGGTTGTCCCTGTTAGTTCTGATAACGTGGCACTAACTCAACAGCACCAATTAGTTATTCAAGATGCGACAATTCCAGTAAGTTCTGATAATGTTACTGTTAACGTATCAACTAATCTTACTATTCAGGATGCCACTATTTCGATGATTTCTGATAGTCCTACACTGGTGCAACAGCATCAACTAGTAATTCAAGATGCTGTTATTCCGGTAACTAGTGAAGTTCCATCTCTTACTCAGGTACATAATTTAGCAGTACAAGATGCTACGATTGGAACTTCTTCGGATAACGTAGCATTAACACAACAACATCAGCTACAGGCGCAGGATGCTACTATTGGAGTTACTTCTGATAATGTAACTCTAGCTCAACAGCATCAGTTGGCTATTCAAGACGCCACTATGGCTATGATTGCTGACCAGCTTAATGTTACTCAGGATCACTTGCTAGTTATTCAAGATGCTGCAATTCCGACTTCTTCGGGTAACGTTACTCTGGGATTCGGACTTGATCTGATTATTCAGGATGCTTTCTTGAACTTGACTTCTGATAAGGTCGATCTTGGTCAAGTTCACAACATCTTTATCTTTGATGCTTTCCTCGGTATTACAGCACAGAATGTTACCTTAGGTGGCGGACCAGTAGGACCGGTGATTCCTTTGAGCGTTAGTGATGTGCAGCTACAAAAGTTGCAGGGTCTAACTGGTAAGTTAGGCACGATTAGTGATCTAGAGTTCGTTTATTACTCTGGCCTAAGTGGTTTGACCCCTGTAGCGCAGTTCAGTCTTACGGACCATCAGCGGAAGTATTGGCAAACTCAGACGGGTGTTTCTGGACCTGCATCAATGGCAGATTTAGAAAAAGCATTCTATGACCTGCAAGCAATTCCAGCAGGTACGAATGCGGACCGAGAGCTTGCTTATTGGACAGGATTACCGTAGTGTTAGTACCCGCAGAAGATGGCCATTGGGTTAATGAGAATCATGCTCGTATTGCGGAACTGATTAATGATTATGATCCGAGTATGGATTTAGTATGGATTCCTCCTGAAAATCGTGTGAAGAATGGTAATGAAGCACCATATGCTGTTCGCCATACGAACAAGGATGGGTATCAATATTTATTATTCTTTGTTAATGATGATGAATTAGATCATCGAGTATTAGGTCGAATCTATGAGGCTGATCTTACCAAGCACGATGTGCAAGCTCGAATCGAATCTGATGAAAAAGCTTATTGGGCTCTACAAAGGAAGATTCGACAAGAAAAAGCCGAAGAAAGAATGGATTTTGTTAGGGCGGTAGCAGGTAATAACAAGAGTACGTTTAAACATAATGGAAAGATTTATCCGACATGATCGTCGCAGATGTTATGAACCGGGTGTTTCGTGAGTTCGGCGACGAAGCAAAAGTTCAGATTGACGATACAGATATTATTCGTTGGATTAATGACGGTGTTAAATACATTACAGTTTCAAATAACCTGCTTCAAGCTACAGGGACAATGAATTCTGTAATAGATCAATCAGATTATAATTTCCCTACCGATATGCTTTCTATGGAAGCCATGTACTATAACAACTTAAAATTAAAGTATATGAAGCATACGGAGTTTAATGAGTACGTCAATTCGAGTGATCCGAATCAAGACCAACGTGGTACTCCTTGGATGTATACGCGCTGGGCTAACCAGTTTACTCTCTATCCTAAGCCTAATACTTCTTATACTAATGGTATTAAGCTTCTTTATTTACAGCGTCCTGCTGATATTGCTAGTACCTCCGATACTGTGCCTTTATCTCTTGAGTATCACCCTGAAATTGTAAAGTATTGTTTGCAGCGGGCATATCAAACGGATGAAGATTGGGATGCTGCTGGGCAAATGGCTGGACAATTCCAGGATGGTGTTGATCGGCTAAAGGAACAAGAAACCAATAAGGATCGTGAGTATTACGATACGATCACAATATTACAGGATGACTTATAATGGAAAACAGTCCTCTACCTTGGCGAGTAGGTAATAGAGTATCTCACAATATTTATGATGCTAATGACGAATGTGTTGGTCATACCCATAAAGAAGAAGATGCGGAGTTAATTGTAAAAGCTGTTAATAGGGGATTGGAAAACGCTGATGCCATCAGAAGCCATTAGGTTAGGTCCTTTCGTGGGTGGGTTGAACTTATTAAGTGATCCAACCGCGCTACAGGATACTGAACTAGTGCAAGCTCTAAATGTAGAATTGGATCTAGATGGAAGTTATATTGCGAGACCCCCATTCTTTGATTTGGCCTCACCCGGTTCTGGTTCTAGTATCCGTCTACTTGGTTATTATATTACTGATGCTCACACGCGATTAATGGCATGTACGAGTACTGGAATTTGGGCATACGAAAGCGGTGCTTGGTCTTCGGTAAGCGGTACTACTTCTCCTGCGATTAAAGCTACTTGTATGGTTCAATATGACAATATCTGCTATATCATTGCTACTCCTGATTCTGCTGCTGATGGCGGCTCTATTAATGATACTCTTACATTCTCATCTATTGCTGCTTTACCGCGCGGGGGGTCGGCAGTAGTATTAAAGGAGCGACTGTTTGTGGCTCCCGGCCCACTTAAAACAGGTTCAGATGCGAGCCTGTTAAAAGGGTCGGCTGCTGCTAGTTTTAGCACCTTCCCAATCGCCGTTTATATCAATAAAGGTGATGGGCAGAAACTAATAGATGTTAAGGTTTATAACGATAATCTTCTGCTTTTTAAAGAAGATAGTACTTATGTGTTCGCTTATGATTCTGATCCTGCCGATGCTGTTGTTCGTCGTGTTAATCCCACTATTGGGTGTGCTGATATTAATTGCGTTGTACCTTATGAAAATCAACTTTATGTGCTCCATCGCAACAATGTGTACGAAGTAGTTAATTATGACTTTGCTAAACTAAATTCAAAAGTTCCTTTCTACTATGATTCCACTAAACCGTCTCCTTGGCTAACCCCGCTATTTCTCTCTACTTTAGGCGATAGGCTAATTGCTAGATATTATGCCAAACTATATGTCTTTGGATTAAAGACTAAAATCTGGACTGAATGGGAAACAGCTTCTAACAGTCGTTATATTGGTCCGGCTGTAGCTGTGCCTATTAGGAATGAAGCCGGTGCTGTACCTAGTTATATTATGCCTAGTGCTGAGGCGTCTAATAACGATATTCATTGCTTCCGAGACATTATTGACGGCGTTAATACAGAATCGATTAGTATCAGAATTAAGACGAAAAATTACGATTATGGAATTCCTCAACGCTATAAACGACTCATGTGGTGGGGTTGTGATGTAAGTTGCGTTCAAGCAATTACTGGCACAGTTCAGCCGATTACTGTGAACTTTTCCGTTACATGGGGCCAAATTTCGACTTATACGTGGGGTCAAGTGTCGGGAAACACTTGGGGCCAGCCGTTAAATGTACCATTTATAGTCCAAAGTTCAGCACCTGCTCATTCGGCTATGCGAAAATTCGTCAAGTTTCCGAAGACAACGCGTTTCCGGCAAGTTAATTATCAAGTAGATATGTCTTATAACGGCACGAATGTGCAAGGCCCGTTGAGATTCTTTGCTATGACTACATTAATTGGGTCTAAGCAAACGGTCTCCAAGCAGTTGACATAGGTGTTACTATGGACTTAAACCCATACGCTACAGGGGGCAGGGTATACCGGGGCGTTTCATCGGCCCCTAATATCGGGCCACTTACTAATCTAACAGGTTATAAAGAACGGGATAAGAAGTACAAGACGCGACAAAAGAATCAAGCAGTCTTAAGGCGACTGCAAGCTAGGCAGCAAAAGCGGTACATGTCTTCGGAATTCCTTAAGCCTCCGGGAGTATAAATGGTAAATTTATCTGATGGCGGGGGTGCTAGTTCCTCTCCCGTTCTTCAAGGTCCTCCTAATTATACCAATTATGGTAGACCAACTCGTGCTCCGAAAACAGCCCAGAGGACTCTTCCGAGGAAAAGGGTAAGTGCCCCTCGGCGGTATACTTCTAATCAGGGCCGTCAAGGAGCTATTAGGCGTCGGGTAGGCGGTAATTATGCCGGTACTAGAAGGCATACTACGTATTCTGCCCCGAAAGCCGCTCCTTCTTCAACTTCTAAACTTATTCGCCCTGTAGCTCCGCCTGCGCCTGCTCTTCCAAGTGCTGGTACATTCTTAGCAGGAGACTCTACTTATCAGCGGCAGATGTTGCAGTTTGCTAAATCTCTTGCAGATTTCAAAGCTGAACAAGGATTGGCTAGTGCTGGTAACCTTCAGAATTATCAGGGAACTCTGCGAGATATTGGTTTGGCTAAAGGTGAAGCTCTTAAGAATCTAGAATCTGATTATGCGTCTCGTGGATTATTGCATTCTAGTCTTTATAACACTGATGTTGGTGAACTGAATCAGGAATATGGAAATCAATATACTGATGCAAATAAGGCACGTCTTGATTTCCTTAAGCAATTAGGTATCGATCTTACCAAGTATCAAGGAGAACAGACGGCTCAGCAGCAGAATGCTAGGGCTGAGGCGTTACGGCGTCGAGCAGAAAAGTATAACCTCTAATGCCTATTGGTGGAATGGGTTGGCTTTCCAATCTATTATCTAAGGTAAGTGGTGGCGGTAGTCCCGGCCCTATAGAAAGGGCTATGACACGTCGTAATCCTGGTATGCGTGCGGGTGGTGCAGTTCCTTATCCTAATAGAGCACAAACGGTTGCTCCTACTCCTGCTGCATTAGGTCAAGCTTCTAACTTTAATCCTATGATGAATTATCCTGGATATGGAATTCATGAAGATTATAGTGCTACACCTGCTCCCCCGTCGCCAATGAAAGACCCGCTTCAAGCTCTAATTGAAAGTTTAACAGAAGGTGGTGGAGGGGAGTTTCCTGCGTTCAATCCTATTACACTTCCTCAATTTGATCCTAATAGATATAAGTCATTGGCCGAACAAAGTGTAAACGCTCAGTTCAATCCAGTTATTCAGGGGATTTATGCTCAGCAAAAAGCTACCCAGGGTCGTGCTGCTAGTAATAAGGCGGCTGTTGGTTCTCAATATGCGGGTATGGCTGCGTCTTTCGGTAAAGACTTGGCCGCTTCAAACCGTATGTATGATACTTCTCAGGCGCAGTCTCAAAAGCTTTATGAAGATGAACGAAATCGTATCGCAGCGGGATATGCAGCGGATGCTGCCGCCCAAAGAGCAGCCGCTAAAAGGCTTGGAACAGAAGCATTAGGTGTTAACGAAGCTATTGCTAAACAAGATGCTGATAAACAGTTTGCTTTACAGCAGGCTGGGGCAGGTAATATTGCCAACCAGCAAGCTTATGAACAACAGCAATTAGCAGCAGCTGATTATGACCGTGGTATGGCGGAGGCTACTCGGGCAGAAGGTGCTGAACAGCAAGCGGATATTGCTCGTCAACTTGAAGACTATATGACTCAATCTGGAACTAACTTAGCTAATGTGCAATCACAGCGTGCGGGTTCTATCAATGATTTAATGTATAAATTAGCAGAAGCTGGTTATCAGCGAGATATTGCTAATGCTCAATTTGGATATCAGCAACAGCGTGATTATCTCGGTGATGTTCGCGGCATGGCATCTTCTGAAATGGATACAAAACTAAAGCAACTTCAATTAATGCTACAACTTCGTGAGATACAATCGAAGTATGGACAAACTGATCTTAATTCTTTACAAAAGACTTCTTTATTCGCTAATCAATTAGCTCCTGGTCAAGGTCAAGATTATATTTCTGGTTTATTGGGTGGAATTAATCAACGTATGGAACTTAGTGGTCGCCCGGGTATGGGTCCTGGTAATCAGGGCACTACTCCACTGGAAGGCTATGGAGGTATCCAGAATCTAACACCAGAAGCTGCTGCTAGATTAGTTGCTGATTCTGCGGCTGCTCGTGGTTTAGATCGTAATGTAATGTATCAGATCGCTTTGCAGTATTTCTCTCAGGGTAAGGGTTAATGACTTACGTTGAAGAGTATGTTAAGCGACTCAATGCGATTAGGAAAGCCCAAAACTTCTCATTGAGTCTCAGCGGATTAGATACTAGCGGCACAGGAATTGCCCCTAATCCGCTGAGTAGTTCTGACTTCGCTAATATGATTCTTCGGAACGCTCATATCGATATGGGCCAACCTGGTCCTTCGGTTCCTCAAAAGAAGAAAACGGGTCTTTGGGGAAAGGCGAAAAGTGTAGGTCAAACTCTACTGGATGTCCTTTCGACGCCTCAATATATGGTGGCTGAGGCTGTCGATAGTGCAGTTAATGAGCCAGTTACCGAAGAAAATAAGGATCCATTAGCCGAACGTACTATTAAAGGTTTATTAGAAGGTTTAACCTGGAAACAAAAGACTTCTTGGATTGATGTTAATCAGGCTGATACAGTTCGCCATACTAAAAATAGCGATAAATACAAGCGGCTACAGGCGGAAAATCCTGTGGCGGCTGAAGCTTATCTGCAAAATGAAATAAAGAAGCGTCATACGGGAAACGTAGCCTACGGATTAGCCGCGGACCTTGTTCTTGACCCTCTTAACTTAATTCCGCCAGCAGCTATTGCCAAAG